ACTAACTTTTAATACAGGCGAACAATTCACTAGAGAATACAAATTAAAATCATTTAACGACACTTGGTCGTGCCATCAATATATTGCTGATAACAAGGTTAAATTACTAACACCACATTTAGAAACTTTTAAAGATCAAATGACAGGTTTTGAATTTTATTGTGAAAGTCGCTATGGAGAAGAAGTATAAAAAGGTTGAATTACCTGAGTTTATTAGGTTATCTCATTATAGAATAACCTTAGAACAGATACCAAGCGAAATATCAGAAGAATGTGCAGAGCAACAAGGCTCGTTTCATTCTCGTAGTATGCGGATATACTTAGATCAAGATATTATACTACAAGGTGGCTCTATAGCTGTAGACCTTGTAAAACACGAAATATTACACGCTATCTATTATGTTAGACAACTAGAGGGCAAGGGTGAAGAAGATGTTGTCAATAGTATGGCAACACACTATACTGAGATTGAAAAAAACAACCCTGATTATGTTAGATGGAAATTAAACAACTTGAACTAAAGGATTTAATTCCTTACGCCAATAATCCTCGTAAGAAACAAGCGATTGATAAAGTAGCTTCAAGCATTAAAGAGTTTGGGTGGCAACAGCCTATTGTTGTGGACCAAGATATGGTGATAGTGGTGGGACACACACGTTATCAAGCCGCACAAAAGTTAGGCTTAGATAAAGTCCCTGTACAAATAGCAACAGGATTAACAAATGCACAGATTAAAGCATATCGTTTATTAGATAATAGAGCCAATCAAGACGCCTTATGGGACGATGATATGTTAAAGATAGAGGTGCAAGATATTGATAAATTAGATATAGACCTTGCATTGACAGGGTTTGATGAAAAAGAATTAGATAAATTACTTTTTGTAGAGCAAGACGGATTGACAGATGAGGACGCTGTTCCTGAAAATGTAGAGCCTAGAGTTAAAAAAGGCGAGTTATGGCAGTTGGGTAATCATAGATTATTATGTGGAGACTGTTCAAAAGAAAATAATTACGAAATTTTGTTAAATGATAAAACTCCTAATATGGTGTTTACTGATCCGCCTTATGGTATTGATTACGAATACAATACCTATAAAGATATTGAGGGTGATGATTACTTAGAATTTTGTAGTATTTGGTTTAGTTTGTTACAAAAATTTAGTCCAAATTTTATATTTTTGACTGCTGGTTGGAAGTATAATTTTTTTTGGTTACAGAAAAAACCTACAGATATATTTTATTGGATTTGTAAAAACAAACAATCAGGTGGAAAACTCTCATATATGAGAAAAATTGAGCCTATATTTTTATGGGGAAAAAACAAAAATAAATATAATCTTGATTATTTTGATTACAATTCAGACAGAGGAGATGGTATGAGAGAAACACATACTTGTCCAAAACCTGTTAAATTTGTAGAAGAGGCAATTTCAGCTTTTGATAAAAATTCTATAATATTAGATATTTTTTTAGGAAGTGGTACGACAGTTTTAGCTTGTGAAAAAACAAACAAAATTTGTTATGGAATGGAAAAAGATAAGACATACTGCGATGTAATTATTAAACGCTGGGAGGACTATACTGGACAAACAGCACAACTACTCGAAAGAGGTACTGATACAAACAGTTTTAAAGAGGAAGAAAAATGGCAAGACCAAAAAAATATAAAATTGACACAGACGAAGTCACTAAATTAGCGTCATATCATTGCACCAACAAAGAAATAGCCGAGTTTTATGGCTGTAGTGCGGACCTAATTGAAAAGAGTTATTCGGAATTTCTGAGAAAAGGAAGATCCAAAGGAAAAATGCGTCTTAGACAGCTACAATGGCAGTCCGCTGAAAAGGGTAATGTTACAATGCAAATATTCTTAGGGAAGAATATGTTAGGTCAAATGGATAGTCCTAGTGAGTCTATGAACGATCAACCTTTACCATTTATTGATTAATGCAGTATATATTAATATTATTTTTAAATGCAGGGACTATAGCTTATACAGTACCAAACGAATTAACTTGTGATACGCTATACGAAAGATTGGAAGCTGATAACATAATACAGTATGTAAATACTTATGATGACAGCGGATATATTACTGGAAAAGTTACTAAACATAATGATTATTATGTACACGCTTGGGGTTGCCAAGTAAACACTAATTAAAGGTCAATATGGCAAAAAAGAAAAAAGAAATATTTGAAAAAAAACGACCTAAATCATTAGGTAAGGTTAAATCTTTTAATAAAAAAACTAAGGCTTATAAGTCTGCTAAATCACAAGCAGATCGTAAGTTTGGTAAAGGGGTATCTTTATACAAGAATATCTTTATCAGTCAGGCAATAAAGAAATATAAACCTAAAAAGAAATAATGGCTAAATATCAGGGTAGAACAGTTAAACTAAACAAACCTAGTCGTGGTGATGTTAAAAAGTTTAAGGTCTTTGTTAAAGATCGCAAAACAGGTAATGTTAAGAAAGTTAATTTTGGCTCTAAGGAAATGAGTATTAAGAAGAACATTCCTGCTCGGAAAAGATCATTTGACGCTAGAATGGGTGGTGTGCTAAAAAGAGTTAAGGGACAAAAGAATTTAAGTCCTGCTTATTGGAGTTTACAGGCTTGGAAAAAAGGTTTTAAAGTATGAATGACGAGTTAAATAAGTTTTTAAATCAATCTATAAACGCTTTAAAAGATACTGAGGAAAAAGAATATATATTCAATAGTAATTACGCAGGTCGCAAAGTTAATATAAAAATAAAAATAAATGCCCTTAACAAGTCCGCAGAAACAAGTAGTAGAGTCGAAAGCTAGATTTAAAGTATTAGTTACAGGGCGTAGATTTGGTAAGACACACTTAGCTATACGAGAGTTAATTAAAAACGCTTCATTACCTAATAAAAAGGTATGGTTTGTATGCCCTAGTTATAGACAGGCTAAACAAGTATGTTGGTCAGGGTTAAAAGAACGCCTTAAAGATTTAAAATGGATTAAAAAGACTAATGAAAGCGATTTATCTATTACATTGGTTAATGGCTCAACGATAGCGTTAAGGGGTGCAGATAGGTCTTATGATAGTTTGCGTGGCGTAGGACTAGATTATTTAGTAATGGACGAATTTGCTGATATATCTAGCGAGGCTTGGTTTGAAGTATTAAGAGCAACCTTATCAGATCGTAAAGGTGGTGCTATGTTTACAGGCACACCAAGAGGATATGGTAATTGGGCTTATGATTTATTTTGTAAAGGTTTAGAGGATAAGGATTGGAAGAGCTTTCAGTTCACAACCTTAGATGGCGGACAGGTAGACAATGACGAAGTAGAAGCCGCAAAGAACGACTTAGATGAACGAACATTTAGGCAAGAATACTTAGCAACCTTTGAGACTTATTCAGGTGCTATATATTACAATTTTAACAGAGAAGATAATGTTAAGAATGTAAAGGACAACAACACGACATTGCATATAGGTATGGATTTTAACATTGATCCTATGAGTGCCGCAGTGTTCCAAATAGAAAATAATGTTATCAATTTTATTGATGAGATCATAATATACTCATCTAACACCGAAGAATTAGTTAAGGAAATACAAACAAGATACCCTGAACGGAAGATCATTGTATATCCTGATCCTGCCTGTAGACAACGCAAGACCTCAGCAGGTGGTAGAACTGATTTAACGATATTACAAAACGCAGGACTAACTGTAAGAGTTAAGAACGCACACCCTCAGATAAGAGACAGAATAAACGCTGTTAATTCGAGGCTAAAGAATACAAACGAGCAAAGAATGTTATTTATAAACCCCAAATGTAAAAACATTATTAGAGGCTTGGAAAGACACCTTTACAAAGAGGGAACTACGCAACCTGACAAGGATAGCGGTTTTGACCATATGAACGACGCATTAGGCTATGCGGTAGATTATCTGTTCCCTATAAGGAAAAATTATAACAAAGAATTACCTACAAGATGGAGTGTTAAATAATGGGAACTTATATAACGAATGAAAGCAATATGGAATCTTTAATCCACAGTAAAGATTTTATGGAAGCTAGACACGATAATTATGACTTAATGATTCAAAGATGGAATTTTTATTTAAGATCATACTTGGGTGGAGAAGAATACCGATCAGGTAGTTTCTTACACGAATACGCATTAGAATTAGATTTAGAATACCAAAATAGAGTTAATTATACGCCTATAGACAATCATAGTCGTAATATCATAAGCATTTATTCTAGTTTCTTATTCAGAGTACCACCAACTAGAGACTATGGTACATTGTCTACAGAGCCTAGTTTAGAATCATTTTTGGCTGATACCGATTTAGACGGACAGAACTTCAATGCGTTTATGAAGAACGCACAGACTTATAGTGGTGTATATGGCAATGTATGGATATTTGTTGATAAGCCTGAAAGCAACGCACAGACTAGAGCAGATGAATTAGGTCAGGATATAAGACCTTATTTAACTATGGTAACACCTGATAATGTTATGGACTGGCATTACTCAAGAGCAACTAGTGGGCGTTATGTATTGGATTATTTAAAGGTCAGAGAAGAAAGAACTTCTGATGGCACATACTTTAGAATATGGACGCCGCAAGATATATCTTATGTGTTTGTACCTGAACGAGGTAAATTAAGAGTTTTAGAAACTAAGCCCAATCAATTAGGTGAAATACCTGCGGTATGTTTATACAATAAAAGATCACCTCGTAAAGGTGTTGGTATCTCTGATTTAACAGATGTGGCATTATTGCAACAATCTATTTACAACGAGTTATCTGAGATGGAACAGTTGATTAGATTATCTAACCACCCTAGCTTAGTTAAAACACAAGGTGTTGAGGCAAGTGCAGGTGCAGGTGCTATTGTAAATATGCCTGATGATTTAGACAGCGGATTAAAACCTTTCTTATTACAACCTAGTGGCTCTAATTTAAGTGAGATTAGATCATCTATTGAACAGAAAATAGAAATGATAGATAGAGCAACCCATATGTCAGGGGTTAGACAAACTAAGACGCAAGTATCAAGTGGTATAGCTTTGCAGACAGAATTTGAAAACCTTAACTCAGTATTAAGTGAAAAAGCTGACTTATTGGAAAACGCAGAAGAACATATATGGACTTTATTTGCTAAGTGGCAAGGTAAGGTATTTGATGGGGTTATTGATTACCCTGAATCATTTAACTTACGAGACTATGCTTCTGATCTACAATACTTACAACAAGCTAAAGCAAGTGGCGTTAGATCAAGTACATTCCAAAAAGAAATTGATAAACAAATTGTCGGTGCGGTTATTGATGATGATCAGATTATTAGTTCTATTAATGACGAGATTGAAGCCCAAACTGAGGTTGGTGTATTTGAAAATGCACAAACTCAAGCCGAAGTATCTGAGGAAGAATAATGCGAAATATAGTTATGATTACATTCCTTATGGTAGGGGTGTTATGGGTGTTTAGTGTCTTAATGGATTCTGCGATGGCTGATGTTACCTCAAGTGGCTCGACTACTAATGACCAAGTAAATTCTACAGGCTCAAACACTGCGATTACTGGTGGATATTCATCAACTGCCACGACTAACTACCAAGACGGAAGTTCTAGTAATTCTACTACGAATAACACAACTAACGCATATCAAGGTGATTCAAGAGTTGTAAGTACAGCTAATGCACCTGCTCTAAGTAATATGAGCCAAGATGTTTGTACGATAGGTGTTGGTGTAGGTGGCTCTAGTTTTTCATTCTCTGCAAGTATTGGTACTTATAAAAGAGATTTAAACTGCGAAAGATTAAAACTCGCAAAAGCCTTATACGATATGGGTATGAAAGTTGCGAGTATAAGTTTACTTTGCCAAAACCCTATGGTGTTTGAAGCAATGCACCACGCAGGAAGTTATTGTCCTTATGATTCTAAGATAGGACTTGAAGCTAAAGCTGAATGGGAAAAGTATGGAATGTTACGACCTGATTACGAAGAATACACAAAGAATTTAAGAATTATAGAAAAAGTAGATAAAGAAATATTAGAGGATTTAGATGGGGAAGATCAAGCTATTAATTATAGTGGGGGTACTGTTAAGCTTGGCAACGAGTAAAGCCGAGACTATTTGTTTGCAAGATGTTCCAAATATTGGAGATCAGACTTGTACTACGACTTACAGTACAGGCACGACAACCACTACAACTAATTTAATATCACAGACTTTTAATGATGGTACTTTT